CTAAGATATTATTATACAGTATTTGGGGTTGAGGATCAAGTCAATATTTTTTGACCCTCAACCGTCGCAATCAACGCAAGTTAGCGAGGATTGCTTCCAACACTTCATGGTTGGCTTTTTCGAGGCTGTCAAAAGTCTCTGGAGCCACACCAACTCGGTTGGCAATTCTATCAACCAGCTCGGATTTCTTAACACGAGCAACGCCACTGGCTTTGTTCTTGGCTTGGTACACGCCTTCGCGTGACAATTTTGCTACCACTGAACGAGTGGTCTTGCCAAACATTTCAGCGAGTGTTTCCACAGTAGCGCCAGCTTTGTAGTTGGCAACGAGCTGAGCAGTTTGCTCAGGTGTATAGTTTACGGGTTTGTCAGTCATCATATGTCCTTTCAAATGGTTTCTGCGCTGTTAAAGATATTATTATACAGTTAAAATGGAACATCGTCAAATTCAAAAAATTCGTCGTGTACATCGGTAACTATGAAAATTTGCGATAGTTCTGAGCCAGCAAATTCGCGGAGATAGTCTTCCTGAATTTGTGCATAAAATTCTTGTTCTGTCATCTCAGAGCCTTTCTTGATTTCATAAAGAAATTATAAAACTTTTTACAATTTTCACCAAGACCAAGTTTTTGCACTTGATCGCGCCTGAACTGAAAATACACTTGACACATTAAGGTTTACCACTGTATAATGGGCGCACACGCACCCCCACGGAAAATTTGTCAAGGATTTGCACTGGCGCACGAATTTCGTGCGCCAAAATGGTCAGTTTGGTCCAAATGCAAATGAGAATCATTCGCATTTAAAAAACGCTGGAGTCACAAATTGAACGCTACAGTCACAATTTGAACGCTGGAGTCACAAAGTGACTGTCGAGTTTTCTGTAATTATTAATTATGCGTTATGCATTTTTAATTATAAGCAAGAATCGTGCCAGCCCTATAAGGCGCAAGAATCGTGCCAAGTGGTACAAAAACAACATAGGGGTAAACACCTATTGACACCTGCCCAATTTTAATGATAAAATTGGCGCCCGCGAAGTGAGCGCTCACTTCGCAAAAAGATAATAAAAAGCCGATTATAAATAATCGGCTATAATCATTTTCTGATTATATTGGCTTTGAATTCGCCAATGCTTCGAAAATAACTTTTAAAGCATTTTTATTTGCTTTAGTTAATGATTCAATATCATTTTCGGGTAATCGCAAAATCGCTCCAATAGCATCTGCGTGCATATCTTTTTTAACTGGAGTTTCTCCAGTTTTAGATTTATATTCTTTTTTAATATAAACCTTTTCACGAGATAATTTAGCGACAATACTCCGAACAGTTTTACCGAGATTATCTGCGATAATCTCAACTGATTTTCCGCTCTGATAATCAGAGATAATCTGAGCAGTTTGCTCAGGGGTATAATTAACATTTTTCATTTATTTTCTCCTTTAAAATGAATTGTATAAACCAAGAATATTAGCCAAAAAGAATGTACCATTAAGAACCATTAATGATTTATCTTTTCGATAATAACCAACTATTAACCAAGATAATGAACCGATAATAAAGAAACAATATCCCAAAAAGAATAATTGACTAGCGACAATAAATGCGCCAATAATAGAAGATATAGTCCCAATCCAAGAAACTATATTAAGTAATTGAGTAGTATTGAAAATCATTATTTAATCCACATTGAATGATGTTTATCGGGAGATAATCCATAGTTAATCATTATCTCTTGCCATTTAATACCATGACCACATTTTGCTTCTGATAATCCAAACAAATTATAATCGGCTTGATGGATTATCTCATGTGGCAAAATAATATTATACATATTATTATAAAATTCTTTGGAATATACAAAGAATTTATATCCCATTTGAATAATATTATCTTCTTGATGGCATCTGCCCGCAGTCCGATATATTCTGCCATTAACTTCAATAATCGGTGGATTATATTTAGTTAATGCAGGATATAATTCGCAAAGATTATCCCAAATAATCAGGGTCTGATTATTTAGTTGTTTTGTGAGTTGTTTTCTGTCCATATCGCCAATTATACACGATTGCCCAACCATTGCAAACTATTTTTGAACACACAAGTATTCATTTGCAAAAATACAACATAGGGGTTTATCCCTATTGACGGGGGCTCAATTTTACTGGTAAAATTGGCGCCTCAAAAGTAATACTTTTGTTTTCAATTTTTTCTGGAAACAAAAGTATTACAATCATTTTTTGCCATTAATTTTATAATAAATAATAATCGACAAAAATATTACATTAGCAGTATAGTTAAATAATAAAGGTAAATCCATTTTAGGAAATACATATATTATTGTGAATATCTCGCCAACAAACCACATTGAAATAAATCCCCAAGTTAATCCCTCAGAGGATTTTGTTTTATATGATTCTATTGCTTGCGGTAATCCGCAAAATGCCAATAATATAGAACCAATCCAACCAATATTTTCTATCATACTATTAAATCCCTTGTTAAGTAGTTATTATAACACATTTCATAATGGTCGTCAATATCATATCTTTTATTAGTATAAAGAAATAACATTAATAAGATAATCCATAAAATTTTATTATTAGTTAATGTCATTTGATTATGCCTTGAAATTATCTCTAACTTGAAACTTATTCCAGTCATAAGGAATAATATTATCTTGCCAATTACGCTTTTTTAGAATATGCGAGAGAATAGGTAATTCAAAATCTCGGGCATCTTCTAATGCAGTATGAGGCTCAGTAATAAGATTATTATTAATAAAACCGCAAACCATTTCAGCATTGGTTTTAAATGTCATATTACCATGTTTAGTAACATTATTAAAACCATGATTATCTAAACAAAACTGTTTATATTTTTTGGTTTTGCAAATATTACCAATACTGGCTTGCCATAAGCAAAACTTATTATTAAAGCCTGATAAATCAATACCAGTATTACCGCATTTATTTAAATCAAATGCAAGATTATATGCAGTTAATGAGGGATTATATTTGCCAATGGCTTGATTAATCCATTTATTAATTGCATTAACTGAAGCAATCATTCTCAAGCCATTATCTAGCATAGCATTATATTGGGTTTTGCGTTTATTTAAACCCTCATAACCCCAAATATCATTTGCTTTTTTATCGTGGAATAATTCAATAGTATTATAATGCCCATTAACTAAAACAGCGCATTGATTATATATTTTACCTTCACGATCACAAATAACCATCGCAAAATCTGCGACAGTATCCGCCATTGTGGTTTCTGTGTCTAGAATACAAAAGTATTGCTTTTTTGCCATAAGTGCTTTCAGTTGGTAAGCCCTGATTATATCAGAATTTTGCCCATGTCAACGATTATTTTCTAGGTGAAAACACCTATGTTGTATTTTTGCAAATTAGGGGTAAACCCTATTGACACGCGCTCAATTATACTAGTATAATTGGCGCAAACTGTGGTTTTAAAACCACAGTTATTTTGAAAACCTGAGTATTCAAAAATTTTTGAAAACCTGAGTATTCAAAAATAAGGTTGTGCTGATTCGCTTTTGTCCATGATATCAGCCCAACCATGCCAGCCCATTTGCCAAGCCTCCGATTGTCCCTTGTCTAACGGCTCGCCTAGCGAATGGGCATCAAAGCCCATTTGATAATCTCGATTATTCCAATAATTAATGACCTTGTTTACTTGGTACATATACGCCCTTAATATTAAATCTATCACAAACCGCTTTTAAATAAGTGGTATTATCTTCGTAAAATGTAAATTCAGCATCTTTAAATGATTTTAAATTAAAGAATTTAGCTAAACCATTAATTTTTAGCGTACCGCCTGAGATATTATCGCCATCATTGCGAGATATAATATAATCAGGTTTTCCCAAAACCGAATCAATAAATTCGTAATCAGGATTACGCAAAACACGGGCAGTAGCAATAATGACAAAACAGTTTTCGTTTCTGAGGTCTGCTTTGTATTGCTCTGCGAGTGGCAAGAGTGAATCATCCAAAGCTCTATATTCATTTTCTCTCCAATAACCTAAATCTATTCTCTCGCCATTTTCATCTACAATAGTGCGGTATCTGTGCAAGGAACAAACGATTGTCCCATCCATATCATAAATTGAAACCTTTTTGATTTTAGCCATTTTTTAATCCTTCAAAAAATATTGAGCAATAGCCGATTCAACTTCGGCAACAGTATTAAATTTTAGATTGTGTCTTGCGACAAATTCTAAAAATTCTTTGAGTTGTTTTGCGGTGTAGAGTGTTTTTGTCATAGCCCCAATTATACATATAAAAACGCCAAAAAACCATTTGTGCCAAAATACAACATAGGTGTTTACCCCTATTGACACGGGCTCCAAAATTATGATATAATTTTGGCGCAAAATTGAATACCTGAGTATTCAATTTTTTCTGCAAACCTGAGTATTCAAAATGAAACCAAATCTATATTGTAATAAGCCCTGAAATAATTTCGCCATTGGGTGAAACCAGTTTTACTATCGTGACCCAAATCTTTGTCTTGCTCCATTTGCCAAGCATGAACATACTCATGCGCTAGAGTAGAGAAAAGATCAAGGTCTGATTTTATCTCGCTAGTGGCAATGCGAATTTTGTGATTGCATTTTTTAGGGCTAATCTTTTCGCCCTCATACATTCCCATGCAAGAGTCACCATCAAAACGCAAAACCTTAGTTTTTGCAAAGTTAACCCGTGATTTTAGCTTAAACTCATCTTGTAGCATAAGCTGAAACAATCTTGTTTTATCTGATCTAATCATTTGAAAACCCAAAGTAATATAGCAACCTTAACCGCAACAAAAGCAATAAAGCCTAAGCAAGCATATAAAAATTGAATGTCAGTCATTAGTCAACCTGCACATCTACAACTTGATTGTCTCGAATTGTCAAATACATTTCAACAATTCCCATTGATACCCAAACGCAACCATTACCCTCACGCATAGCATAAGGTTTAGAGGGATAGCGTTTAGCCATATATTTTTCAACAATTTCAAAATTTTTCATAGGTCTATTATATCACATAAAACAAGATAGGGGCAAAGCCCCTATTGGTTACAAGGTCTTTTCAGCCTTGATAAAATCGGCAATCTTTGCCAATGCTACCTTGTTAGCCTTAGTCAGGCTTTCGGTATCGGCTTCGGTCAAGCCCAACATTTCACCGATAAAATCTGCGTGAACATCCTTTTTAATTGGTGTCTCGCCTGATTTCGTTTTGTATGCTTTAGCAACATAAACCTTTTCACGGCTCAATTTTGCAACAACAGAACGAACAGTTTTGCCGAATGTCTCGGCAATCATTTCAACGCTAGAACCTGCCTGATAATCGGCAATCATGCGAGCAGTTTGCTCGGGCGTATAATTCACAGTTTTGGTAGTCATCTTATTTTCTCCTAGTAAGATTCAATTATAACATCATGGCTTCATTAACGCAAGCCATACCCACAATGGTGAAAAGGTTATTACAACAAACAAGATAGCTTGTAAAATTTCTGTTATCAATTTCATGTTGATTTCCCTTGTCATCATGTATTCTATTATACACGAATAACCTAGCAAAGATCAAGTGTGTTGAAATACAACATAGGGATAAACACCTATTGACAGGGGGCGGTTATCGGACTATAATATACCCCACCGCCTATGCGCCCCCCGACACGGCCTATTTAAGGAAATTTTCCAAACACCCTAAGGTGCCAAAATCCACACTTGCCACCACACCCCTAAACTGGTATAATCAACACTAAAGGATACAACCATGACAACTCACCTACCTGCCGAAACCGTACGAATCAGTCCCGAAGCACTGGAAGTAGCAAATGCCTACCTCCAGCTTAATGACGCCCGTGCAGTAGCCCAAGAACTAGATCTAGACCCTGAAGTGGTAACAAACCTACTAGCCCGACGTGAAGTCAAAAGCTATATCGATTCAGTTTTCTTTGATAGTGGCTACAACAACCGTTTCTTGATGCGACGTGCCATGGACGCACTAATCAAACAAAAGTTTTCGGAGTTGGAAGAATCGCAAACTGGGTCTACCAAAGACATTGCTGAACTGCTACAAATGTCGCACAAGATGAGCATGGACTTATTAGACCGTGAGATTGCGCTGGCCAAGGCTCAACAATCAACTGCACCGCAAAAGCAAGTAAATGTGCAAATCAATGAAGGTCTAGACGGCAGCAAATACTCACAACTTGTGCAACGACTAATAACTGGAGAAGGCGTCTAATGCTAGAAACAATTTGTGATATTATAACAGACGCTTACAAGCGTAATTGGATTACCTCACGAGATGGTAATGCCTCAGTGCGTCACCAAGATCGCGACCACTTTTATATTACGCCATCAGGAGTGCGTAAACAAACGCTGCAACCAGATCAATTTAAAAAGATCGGCATACAAAAAAACTATCAAGGTACTGCGTTTCCAGAACCAATGAGTTATACCGATATCAGTGCCAACTTACAGCCATCAGGAGAGCTTCCACTGCACTTTGGATTGCAAAAAAAGATTACTACCGATGTGCGTGTTGTGCTACACGTGCACCCCACATACTGCATTGCAGCCATGCATGCTGGCATTGACTTATCAACCATTTGTGATAGTTTTCCAGAATTAAATCGTTATACCAAAGTAGCACCCAATGTTGGTGATGTACCACCTATATCACAAAAGTTAGCTGACTGTTGTCATGAGAATTTAAACTTAGACTCGCGTGGCAACTACTGGTATGATATTGTGGGTATTCGTGGACATGGAGTAGTCGCGGTTGATACAACACCTTGGCGTGCTTATGAACATATCGAACGTCTAGAACATATTTGCAAGATTGTGCTTGCATCAGGAAAGTATTAATGTTAGTAGTCTCCCGTCCCGAAGTAAACTGCGATGCCATACAAGAGTTCGACCCTCAACAGCGGTTTATTAAGCTACCCATCACAAATTATTTAAAACTGCTTAATGTGTGGGACACAATCAATCGCCCACAGATTGCCCTTATCAACGCAGTCAACGATCCCAAGTATCGTTTTATTTGTGCTGCACTTGCCAGACGTCTTGGCAAAACTTACATAGCCAACATTATTGGTCAACTTGTAACACTTGTGCCTGGGTCGAATGTGTTAATCATTTCACCCAACTATAACTTAAGCAGTATATCATTTGAACTCCAACGCAAACTCATCAAGCACTTTGATCTCGAAGTTGCACGCGATAACCTCAAAGATAAAATCATTGAACTGTCCAATGGAAGTACTATTCGTATGGGCAGTCTTGGTACCGTTGATAGTACAGTGGGTCGTAGCTACGACTTGATTATATTTGACGAAGCTGCCCTAGGCGAAGGTGGTGAAGCAGCTTTTAACGTTGCACTGCGCCCAACACTAGACAAGCCACAAGCCAAAGCTATTTTTATATCCACACCACGTGGTCGTAATAACTGGTTTAGCCAGTTTTATAACCGTGGCTTTGATGACAATTTTCCCGAGTGGATTAGCTTACAAGCTGATTACACCGAAAACACACGCATGGCTGAGTCGGACGTCGCTGAGGCGAAAAGGTCCATGTCAAAAGCCGAATTTGAACAAGAATACCTGGCCTCATTTACTGTATTTGAGGGTCAGATTTATGCCCTAAAAGAAGATGATATTTGTGAGATTCCTGAGGACCTCCGTGGCGAGGCGTTTGCTGGGTGCGACCCTGGTTACCGAGACGCTACTGCTCATTGCACTATCGTGTATGATTGGCACCGCGATTGCTTTTTTATTGTCGACGAATACCTAAAATCAGAAGTTACCACAGCTGAACATGCAGAAGCGTTTACTGAATTCAATGAACGTCATGGTGTTGAAGTAACCTTTATTGATAGCGCAGCTGCACAGTTTGCTAGTGACTTGGCTTACTTGTACAACATTTCAACCACCAAAGCCAAAAAAGATGTGCTTCCAGGTATTGCTTATGTGCAAACACTATTACAACAAGGCTGATTAAAAGTAGCTCCACACTGTACAAACGTACGAGCAATGTTTGATCAATATCGCTGGGATCAACGCGAGGGGCTGCAACGTGAACGTCCCATGCATGATCAATATAGTCACATGGCTGATGCTGTTCGCTATGCACTGTATACCTATACGGTATAATGCCACAAAAAATTTTAACATTGACTTTTTGTTGCTTTTGGGCTATAATACTAGGTAATTGTGGTGCACTTTGTACCCCTTGGAGAGTCTCATGGATAAAACAGAATATGAAGCAATGCTAAAAGCAGCATTTGCCAGTGAGTTTAGTTTCTTTTTAAAAGCCGCTAATTTTCATTGGAATGTTGAAGGTAGCTTGTTTCCACAATACCACGAACTGTTTGGCAACATTTATGCCGAAGTTTATGGTTCGATTGATACATTTGCTGAACAGCTACGCGCACAACGCATTTATGCGCCTGCAAGTTTTGAAGTGTTTGAAGACATTTCGCTGGTTGACTGTCAAGAAGGCGTACCCAATGGTATGCAAATGACACAAGAATTGTTAGCCGATTCAGACACAATGGCAGAATTATTACGTGCAGCTTATACAGCTGCTGAAAGCATGGGCGATTACGGCTTGGCTAACTTTTTAGCAGATCGTCAAGACGCACATCGTAAGCACTCGTGGATGTTA